AGCTTTTTTATCTGCGTAAAGTCCTGACCAACCTTGTGCGATGGCATTGTGGATGATTTCGATTGCTTGTTGTTCATTTTGGTTAGATATTTTTTGTAAATTTAATAAGGCTGCTTGTTCTGATATTGAAGATTTGTACATAAAACCTTTTTCTACCTTCTTGTATTGCTTCCACATCTGCCACGCTTCTAAAAATTTAGATCCTTCAAATGGCAAAATTACCTTTATGGGTGTATTCTGAGTAGTACTTTGGTTGTGTTTTGGTATAGGTTCGACAATTTCGGTATATGCATTTACCGTTTTTGTCAAATGGATGTTACCCGATTCGGTAATTGCATTTGCCAAAGTAAACCACTTAGTACGGTCATATCTTTTGCCGTTAAAATTACCCGATATTATAGCACCTTCTTCTTCCAATTTATTTAAAACCCTTCCAACTTTTCGAGCTGACCAAAAGGGAAACAATTGTGCGAAGGCTTTCGTGCTGTTATAAGTCCAGTACTTGTCTTCGTGGTAGTTGTTTTCGTTGGCTTCATTCTTAGCTACCCAATAGCGGATGTGGTGAAGCATTACTGCCCCATCCACTCCGTATTGTTCTGCGTCTTCTTTAGAGAAACAAAAGTACTCAATCACGACACATCTCTTTTTCATGATACATAACTTCCCAAACCACTTCGCGTTCGGTGGTGTCTGCTGAAGACACTATTTCGGGAAGGTATTTAAGCATCCCACGTGGGTTTGTTTTCATCCAATTTGTTATAGTCTGATTTGTGATGCCTAACTTCTTAGACATCCTTAATTGAGAACCATAATGCTTTTTAATAAACTGTCTCATTAGAACGTTGAATTTGTATTACTTTCTTCTAAAGTTTTTTCAAAAGAAATATTGTCTAAATCTAAAGCATATTTCTTTAACTGCTTCGCTAAAGCAATAGCTTCTTTAATACTGGTTTCGTGTGGGTGTGACTTATTCATTTCCCACTCTAAAGCCCTACCGATAGACCACTCGTTTAAGATGATGTCTTGACGGTCTTGGAACTTATCTACGCTTGTAGGCTTAGAAGAATAGGCCAGGTTTTCAGGGCGTTTAACTTGCCCCCAACTAAACCCATCGCGCGATCCACGTATAATAACATCCACTTCATCACCTACACTAAAGGGGGGTGCGGTTGTTTTGTGGTTTGCACGTATAGTAGTTTCATCATCAAAACTATAATCAAAAGAATAAAGGATTCCGTGCTTCCCTTCATACGTTCCTGCACCTTGTATACTGGTGACTTTTTTTGTTTGGTTTTCCATAGTATAATGTTTTGGAATTAATAGTGCCGCGAAGGTAATAAAAATAAACTTTAAAAAAAAATAGAAAAAAAGTTGTTTTAAATTAGGTTTAATTAAAAAGAAGTTTATATATTGCGGTATAATTAAACAACTAACAAATAACAAAATGAACAAAATTAATGAATGTTTTGAATCAGCAAAAGAAATGATTCAACAAGACGTTAAGAATAACGTGCTACCTAACCTTAAAGATATTTCTAACTTTTCTACATTACATAACTTTGTAGATGCTAACGAATACTTATTAGGAACAACTCACGACTTTACATTAGATGAATACAACGAAGTTTCTTCAAGAGTTGAATTTTGGTTAAAAACTAAATAATCTAATTAAAATGAATTTAGACAACCTAATAGAGAAAGCGATAATAGACGTAAAGTATTATCAAGAACGTTTAAGAGAAGCGGAATTAAAATTAGATGCGTTTTACATCGCACGTGATACCAAAGCCGATAACCCTTACAACAAATGAAAACAACCTACCCTCCCGAACCAATCAAAGACTATAACGAATGGAGGAAGTTTATTGCTTCCGAAGTTATGACACCCGAAGAAATCTTTGAAGCCGAATTTATGAAGGCGTGGTCTAAGTTTAAAGATTCAGTAATTAAAGCACGAACAAAATGAAGACAATAGACGGTAACGGGCGTGAGGTCGTTTTTACGGGCTTATCTTTTGACAGGAATAGCACCGCATTAACTTTCGAAGATAGTACCGCAGAAGACCTCGCAAGGACGTATAACAAGATGGTAACGGCTAAAGTGGACGGTAAATATATTGGGTGGGGTGATACCCCCTCTTTTATACACTTTAAAAAGAACCGAGAAGATAAAATGGCTATAGAAGAAATAACCTTTTGGCATAGGCACTCGTCAGCAAAATATTGTCGCTATCATTGTATGCTTCTTATTGCGTGTGGTGGAATAGATAAAGAAGAATTTTACACCGATAGACTAACTGAAGAACAAAACCTAACGTACTTCACTCGCTATCGTGGAACGTGGTTACCTAAATCTAAAACACAAGAAGTCCAGTTTAAATTCTTATACCGATGATGTACAACCCCTCTTCACTAAAGCACAAACGAATAACTGTATTAATTTGGTTACTCGCTTTGTGTCTTTTTTTTCTAATTAAATCTTAAAAAAATGATAACGAACTTTGAAAGGGAAACCCACGAACTAAATCACTACGAACTACACACGCTGTTGCCTATTGTCGTGCATGGTTTATCTACCAAATTAGGCAAAGGAAAAGCCATAACTAATAAGGATATTTGTAAAGCTCTAAAAGAAGGGGGATGTAAAATAACCGATACAAGGCTAAGAAAGATTGTGCATCACATACGTACTAACCACCTTGTGCCTTTGCTTATAGCTACCTCTAAAGGCTACTATGTAGCCACTAATAAAGACGAAGTAGAAACCTACATACTTTCTTTATCTGAGCGCATCAACTCAATCAGTAGCGTTAAGTCGGCATTGATAAAACAACTATCTAATGCTTAGACACGGATCACTCTTTAGCGGAATAGGTGGGTTTGACCTGGCAGCCGAATGGATGGGGTGGGAAAACATTTTTCATTGTGAGTACGACCCCTTTTGTCAAAAGATTCTTAAACACCATTTCCCAAATTCAAAACTTTATGAAGACATCAAGACATTTAAAGCAACTAAGTATAGAGGACGAATTGACATCCTTACGGGGGGATTCCCCTGCCAACCATTCTCAAACGCAGGACTTAGAAAAGGAACAAAAGACGAACGCAACTTATGGGGCGAGATGCTTAGAATCATTCGGGAAGTTTCCCCGAGCTACGTTGTGGGCGAAAACGTTCGCGGCTTACTTAATTGGTCAGGGGGGGTTCAGTTCGAGCAGGTGTGCGCTGACTTGGAAGCTGAAGGCTACGAAGTTACACCGTATCTACTTCCAGCTTGCGGTAAAAACGCTCCCCACCGAAGGGATAGAATTTGGTTTGTTGCTTACTCCGACAACTTCAGAAACAGCAGAAGACCCGATACAAACAAGAAAGAGAGTAGAAAAAGCAGGGTACGACAATCGAACCAAGTTCATATCTCTAAAAAGTCAAATACTATACGGGGGATTTCTTCCGACACCGACAACGATGGACATAAAACCAACGGAGGAAAGGTTAAAGAAACGAACGGAATATCGAAACTCAATAGGTCGGAAGTGGGTAGCAGGGTGTCTAACGGAACATCTTTATCACGAGATGCTCCCAACACCAACAGCAAGTTGTCAAAACGCGGGTACGACAATAGAGAGGACGGACGGAGTGAGCAGACGGAGCGAATTGAATCATTTAATAAGCCAAGAAGCTGGGAAGAGTTCCCAACTCAACCCCCTCTTTGTGGAGGAGATGATGGGCTTCCCAAAGAACTGGACGGTATCACCTTTCCAAAGTGGAGAAAAGAAAGTATCAAAGCATACGGTAACGCCATAGTTCCACAAGTCGCACACGAAATCTTCAAAGCTATTCAGAAAATGGAAGATACTTTTGTACCTTAGCAACGTTGTTTATATTTGGTGAACGCCCCTCGCTTTTTCTCATAGGGAAGTGGGGGGTTTTCTATTGCAAAAAACGTGAAAGGTAATGAAAGAACGTGAAACTTTTAAAAGGAAAGTTATAAAACCGTTCCCTTCTTTGGCTTAGGTTTACCCAAAGGCATCAGCACGTTGATGGCTGTGTGACCTCCCAACACAACCCCACATCCTATTGCTTGTTTCTTGAAGTTCTTAGCATAGGCAGCAGCATAAGTAGAAGCATCAACACCGCATCCCACTTGCATTCCAAACACCCGATACTTCTTCCCTACTAACCATTCCACATAGGCTTGTGTGTGGGTATGACCGCAAACACTTGACATCATATTATTCTTTGCCTTTGTTTTTGCCTGACCTCCTTCCCCGTGTTCGTATAATACATCGTCATAAATAATACTTTCTACCCAGTTCCACTTCGTACCGAGAACTTCGTTATAATCTTTGATCCATTCGCGTGGGATAGATGAACTAAACGCCTTACGCATTATGATGCGGTCATGGTTACCTATTAAGACATCAGCCTTTGGGAAAGCATCAGCCCATTTAGCAACCTTCTTTACGGCTAACTTTAACTCATCACCTCCACCCATCCCATTCGGATCGGCTTCGTGATATGAAGCATAATGATTATCAATTATGTCCCCGATGAAGATAACCTGGTTGCAGTTCCACTTCGCGTAAGTGTCTTGGCAAAACTCCAAGTATCCCTTCAAACAAAACGGCTCATGCAAATCACCAACGACAAGAATACGCCTTTCCTTTTTGGTCAGGTGTTGGAACGCTTTTAGCTTATTCCCTTTTAGTCTTGGTCTAACGTCTTTCAAAAAACGATAAGCATAGTGGAACAATACCCACGACACATAACACAACCCCCTTCCATTCTATCTCTCCGTCCATTGATGTTAGTGCATAGGCTACGATTAAACCCCCGATGGTTCTTTTAGCTGACCACTTCCTGAGCTTTCCTTTATCACGAAACACTTCCGTTAGGTCTAACTTCGATAAAAGTGCTAAGGCCGTTTTCATCGGTTTCTTCCAAGAATAACAGCATTGAGGATTCGTCTGATAATATCCAGTAGTTTATCATCCTTCGTTGTTTCAGTTAAAGCTGTGTACGTACCTAAAAATGTAATCGCGGCAAGTGTTAATTCAAGCCAGTTAGTTGTAAAAAATTCCATTATCTATTTATTAAATC